GCGGGAGAACGCATCCTCGCCGACGGCCTGCCGGACCTGGTTGAGCGAGGCTTGCGTGCGCCGCTGGAGATCGCGCTCGGCATCCGCGCGCGTCACTGTATCGCCCTGCTGCACCGTCCGAACCGTGCCGTCGGGCGCCGTGATCGTGTCAGACCCGTAGCCGAGCCGATGCGCGTTCACGTCCCAATAGGTGGAGGATTGGAAGCCCTCCTTGTCCCGCAGCAACTGCATAGTGCGATCGACCGCGGTTCCGGAGAACCCCTTGTCGATGCCCCAGCCCTTCGCAACCTGCTGCGCCGCGGCCGGGTCGCGCTTGGCAAGCGACAGATACCCGGTCTCGGCAAGATCCGCCTTCACCTTGTCCTTGGCCTGCTGCTTCGCAATCGGCGTCAGGGTGGATGAGTCGATCAGCTCATTGACGTCACGCTGATAGGCCGCGACCGCCTCCGGCCCGGTCTGCAATACGCCTGACTTTGCACCATCGAGCCGCTTGGTGATGCCGTCGATCTGGAAGCGGTCGCTTTCGTCCTTCTCCAGCCGCGCCGCGCCGACCGAAAAACTCTCCCGCTTCGCCTTGATCCGCGCCTCGAACTCCGGCCGCTGGCTTTCCGGGATGGTCGCCAGCCATTCCGCCGACCGCTTGTCATAGGTCTCCAGCAGCTTGTCATGGAGCCCGAGCGCGCCGGGCTGCATGTCCTGCTTGGCCTTGTCGGTCTCGCCGACGAGTTCATTCGAGAACCCGTCGAACGAAATCAGCGACTGAAACCGTTCCTGCTGGTTGACGCGATCCTGATAATGCGTGACGAGCGCCTGAAGCTGCTTGCCGCTCTGCTCCAGCTGCTGCCCGACGGGCGAGCCCTGCGGATAGGAGACGACACCGCCCGGATCGAGCGTTCGATTTGAGACGAGGCGAGGGATCGTAGCCATCAGGCGAATGCACTCGTTCCGAATCGCACCGAGGAGCGCGGCGTGTAAAGGCTGGTCAACCCGCTGGCGACGTTCGTCAGCGCGCCGAAGTAGCCGGCCTGCTGCCTCTGCTGCCCGCTGAAGTCAGCAAGGTCGCCTTGCAGCTTCAAATTGTTCTGCTTGATCTGCGATCCAAACCGGATGGCCTCGACGTCCATTTGCGTCTGGACGGCATTGCTGGCGAGGACATCCGTCGGCGAACCGGCGAGCGAGACGCCCGACCCGGCGATCTGGGTTAGCGCCGCCGCGTTCGCACGCCGGCCCTTCTCATAGACGCGCGTCGCCTCATAGCCGGCAGCAAGCCCCTCATTCTCCGCGGCCTGGTTATAGGCCGCCTGCTGGGCCTTGCCGGCTTCGGCCGCCTGCTGGCCCTGCATGATCGAGCCGAACGCCTGAAGGCCAGTCGTCGCAAGCATCAATGGCGCGAAGGCGCACATTATGAACCCTCACTGTCAAAGCCGGGAACGATCGCGCGGATGGTGCAGGGCACAGGATCCGGCGCTTCAATGCGGATGCGCCCCTGCCCTTCCCATGTGTCGTCAATCTTCACTTCGTCCAGGTTGCCCGTGTAGAGCGTCACGTCATCCGACGGCGCGGCGACCGTATTCCGGCCCGCGCGCTGCAACTCGAACCCGTCGCGCGAGGCCGACCGGACATAGATGTTCGCGCTTTCCAGCACGGAGAAGATCACCGAGTTGACCCGCTTGCGGCGCCCCGTCACCGAGCCGTCCCGGCCGCCGACGTCGAGCTCGAGGGTTTCCGCGACCGCCGTATAGGGCAGTCCGATATGGATTTTCGAGGCCGCGGCCGGCAGCGTGACCGCGCCGCCGCTCACTTCGAGATCGCGATAGACCCGGCCATCGGCCAGCGCCACGACGGTTTCACCCTCCAGGTGATCGAGGCCCGTGACAGACGTCACCGCCGACCCGTCATAGGTCAGGCCGCAATCGACCAGGAACGCATCCTCGACGTCGCCATATTCAAAGGGCGCTTGCAGCACCTCGATATAGCGGCGGGTTTCGCCGTTGATGGTGCGCTTCACCACCAGCCAAATGTCATCCGCGCCGGACTGGCCCGGCGTCGATGCCACCCACTCGATCTGACCCCAATCCATGTTTCCGAACGAGCCGCCGAGTTTCTGGCGATGCCAGCCCCGCACGTTCTGGTCGGCCTCATAGGTCAGCCCGCCAAGCTCGCCACTGTCGAGGCCGAGCCAGAACACCGGATCAGGTTCACTCTGGTAGCAGAGCGAGGAAATTCCGGCCTTCGGGATGTGCTCGGAGATCACGCTGACCGGCGTCGTGGAATAGCCGTTCTTCTCCAGCGAGAACGCCATCTCGACGATCGACTTTCGGTCAAAGCCGACATAGACGAACGTCGAGCCGGCCTTCACCGGCGGTATGCTCGAGCAGCGCTTCGTCGGAGAGCCGCGGTTCTTGAAGCTGGATGCCGTCAGCGGCGTGTCGTTGCCTCCACCGGACAGCGTTCGCACCCCGCCAATCGTGCCGATGATCACAAAGCCGTCGGACTCTGAGAGCCAGGTGATGTCATTCGTCCCGGCAAGCTCAAAGGAAAGCGCGTCGTCATCATCGCTGCCAGTCCTGAATTTGCGGAAATCGAACGTCTTGGAGCCGTAGACGGAATATTTCTGGCCGAACAAAAGCCGCTCTTCCGAGATCGTCGCCGAGCGCGGATAGCCGGCCGAACCGCCGAAGGCCCCGATGCTCCAGCGATATGACTTGTTCCCTGACCCGACGAGCTCGGATGGGAATGTCGAGACCACCGTCGCCGTCGCCGACAGCCCGTCCGTCGCGACCGCCGTCACGCGCCCCACGCCATAGCCGGAGTGCAGATAGGTCCACTTGGCACCATAAGTGCGGGAGTCGCCGAGCGCGGTCCCGCTGAATTGCTCCCGCTCCTCCGCAGGCCCGTCCCACTCGCTGCCCTCGAGATGCGTCGGCGGCGTGCCGCCCATGTAATGCATACCGGCGACATCAACGACCGTTGCCACCTGGTAGACGTTGCCATTGTAGCGGCGGACGAGGCCGGTCGGGTCGCCCGACTTCAGGAAGCCGCCGGCCTCCCACGGCTTCCAATCCTCGAACGTCTCGACCTGAATTTTGACCAGCTGCCCGATCATGTCCGAAGTGAAGGTTGCGCTGTCGGCCGTCAACGTCACCGTGCCGGTCGTGGCGCTGGCATACATCTTGACGGATTGGTCGCTGTTTTCCGTGCCGAACGGACCATCATCGAACGTCGCCGCCGTGATCGACCAGTTGGTGTTGCTTGAGCGCGTGACCTTGTAGGGCGTGTAGTCGGGATGCACGACATAGAGCACGTCGCCCGATTGCTGATATTGCAGATCAGGAACGTCTGCGATCGCGTATGGCGTCGAGACCTCGACGGGATCGATGCCGGACAGCACCGGCCCGCCATAGGCATAGACCCTGAAATAGCCATCCCCGAAGAACAGCATATAAGCCTGCGTCTCGGAGAAGATGAACGAGATCGGCCGCTCCTCAAGCGAGCCCTTGGTCTCGCCGGCGAAATACGTCCCGCTGCGCTTCCTCATCCCGCCATGCGGCAGGGTGATGAAATTCTCGCAAATCTTCAGCGCCGAACGGTACAGATCGAGCGAGGAGCGCGCGTGCAACCGCGGCGAAATCTCCCCTCGAACGAAACTGTCCTGCGACGGGAACAGCGTCATCGGGCGTCCGTCCAGTCGCCGCGCTCGACGGACCACGGGATTGACCCATAGACCGAGCTCGAAACGATCGAGTTAATGCGCCGTGCTTCGGCGATAGCTTCGTTGTAGACGACCTGCGCCCCCTGAAGGACGCCCGCCTTATTGGTCAGCGGCATCGCGATTTTCATGGCGAGCCGCGCCGCGAAAGCCTCGACGAACAGCGGATCCCAATCGGCCGGATCGGTTAGGTTTGCGATGTAGCGCACCAGCCGCGGCGAGGAATAGTTCGTCAGGATTAGGCTGCCTTCCTGCTTGAACGGGATGCGTGCGCCCTCGGCCTCGCCGGTATCGGTCAGCGGCAGCACGCGGAGCGCATCATCCGGCACGGAATAGCCGTAGCCGTAGACATCGCCCGTCGGCGTATCCGCCTCGGCATCGAGCTCGACGCGGAAGATGGCGAATGACCAGGCGTTCTTCATCAGCTCGGATTGCCGCGTCGTCTCGTAGTGCAGGTTGAGAAGCCGCGCCGCCTTGGTGTTGTCGTCAAGGCTATCGATCGGCGCCTCGACGAGGATGCCGAGTGCCATGTTCGCGACGTCGATCTCCGTCACGCCAGCCATGCGTCAGCCCCGGATCACGTTCGGGTGGAGGATCGGCCGGCGGCCGACCGCCGTTTTCTTCCTCTGCCCATAGCGAGGTGGACGATGCAGGCCAGCAGCAGGATCTTCAGCAGCGCGCCTAAAACCCTCTCGGGCACGTTCCAACGTCTTGACAGGCTCTGCCACTGTTTCAGGTTGGGGCGCGGCAGGCGCATCATCAGGCCGCGGCTTGCGCGGGCGGCCGGGCGGTTTGCCCGTCGGTTTGTACGGCATCGAAAGCCCTCATTGAAAAAGGTAGAGGCGGCCCATAGGCCGCCCCTGTTCGCACA